TTAAACACTAAAAATAAACTGAATATCCACGCTAGAATTATCAACATCTATACGCTTTACGAGTAAATGTATAAGGTTCTGCAACTCGTAATCCGTTGCATCATCAAAGTTAAATTCTTTCGCTAGTTCCAATGCTTGCAGCTTCGATTGGTTATCTTCTGTCTCAGTATTTTCCAACGCTTCCTTTTCTGTATTAATTTCTTCAAGTTTTTTATCGAGTATCGACTTACTGATACTATCTTCTATATATAGATTTAATAACTTTTCTGATTGTTTCTCTAACTCGTTTAAACGCTTGTCTATGGCCTTATCGTCAATCGTGTTAGTTTGTATGTCATCTATCTTCAAGTCGATGTCTAGTGCCTTAATTTGCGAAATAACAGCATGTTCTAATTCATCTTTTTTAATAGACTTGGTATTGCATCTGAACGGATTGTGATTCACTTTATTACGTTTATTCGTATTACATTTGTAGTATCTTCGTTCGTATCGTTTATCCTTATAAGTTGATGATGAAACAGTACCTTGCATCTTATAACCACAACATTTACAATAGGTTAGACCTGTAAGCATGTAGACAGCATCTGACTTCTGTTTACTGTTACGACTATCTCTTAATACTTGCACTTGATCATAGATAGATTTATCGATGATTGCTTCATGTATACCCTCATATGATTCGTCCATGTAATCAAAGTCGCCTGTATAAGTTCTGCGTCTTAATATCTGCCATATATGATGGGATGACTTAATCACGTTGGGATGTTCTTTTTGCAGTTGCATGAATATTTTCGTTACACCTAGTCCCTTAACATAGTAGTCATAAATCTTCCTAACAATCATCGCTTCATAATCGTTGATGATTAATTCGCCATCGATATAATCATAGCCGAACACTTTACCACCATATCCACTGATTTTGCCTTCTTTCGCACGTTGTATCATTCCCATGCGTGAACGCTCCTTAAAGTTCTCACGTTCTAATTGAGCGAATACAGATAGAATACCAATCATAGCACGTCCGAATGATGTAGAAGTATCGAATGATTCTGACAGACTGATTAAATTCGTATCGTGTGGCAGTAGGTAATCTTCAATGATGTTAAGCGTATCCTTTTGCGAGCGTGAAAGCCTGTCGAGTTTATAGACTAGAATGTTTGATACTTGATTACGTTTAACTGATTCCAATAATTGAGTGAGTGCTGGCCTATTCATATTGCTGCCTGAATATCCCGGGTCAGTAAAGACTTTGATGTTACTTAATGTTTTCGCTTCTGCATAAGCACGCAGTTTACTCTCCTGTGCAGCAAGCGAGAAGTTATTATCTGCCTGCTCCATTGTAGATACGCGTAAATATAGTGCAGTGTACATAGTATGACCTCCTAAAAATAAGTATAAAAAATAAGGGTATAGTGAGTACACCCTTATTATTCAGTTATTATTGTGGATTTACTTCGTAAATAGCCTTTTGACCACTCAAAAATGGTTCGAACTCTAATTCTATCTTTTTAGGTTCTCCGACTATAGCGAATCCTTGCTTACCACTAATAGAACGACCTGCTGACAAACTATCCATCAATGTGTCGTTTATAGGGTATGATTCTAATTTCTTACCATCTGCATAAACACTTACGTCTGTGCCGACAGGGATGTCTTTAGTACCCTCATTAGTAATATCCATTTCAACAACTAGAACCTTATCTGCTTTCATATCTGCAAATTCATTTCTCTCATCTGTGTAGTATGCTTTCGTTGGTGTGAATTTAACGTCTTTCTTTGTTACTTCTTCGCCAATTTTCAACGTTTTATTCTCATCTTTTTTTGTTTCAGTTTTTTCTGTTTTAACTGACTTATCCTCTGTTTTTGTTTCTTCTTTCTTCTCTGTTTCTCCACATGCGCCTAATAATAATGCTGATGCGATTGTAAGTCCTGCTAATGATTTGTAATTCATTTTGCCATCTCCTTTTATTTTTATTTATATCTATAATAAAGATTGTGAGGGAATATCCCTCGACAATCAAGTAATTAATAAAATTTTTGGACTGAAATCACTCTACCGATACATTTAACTGTATCATCGTTTGTGTAAATCTGTGGTAAGTGTTCATCATTGTGTGATTCTGGCAAAAGTATAATCTTGTCGCCATCATATTTGATGCGTTTCACTGTAGCGTTATAACCGTTTACCATGACTACACCAATCTGACCGTTTTCGATAGGGCAATCTTTTTCAACAAGTACTAGGTCGCCTTCTTTGAACTCCTTATCCATCGAATCTCCTGAAACACGTAAGTAGAACACTTCTTTATTGCGTTCTGAAAGGTAAGCTGGTATGTATGCGTATTCTAATATGTTCTGTTCTGAGTAGATAGGGATGCCTGCACTGATTTGAGATACCACAGGGACTTTTTTAGCTTCGATTGTCTCGATGGGTTTCACGTTAGGGCTTTCTACTAAATCTGATTTGTTAACACCAAAGTAGTTGGCCATCAATTCTATTTTGTCGATTCTAGGATATGTTTTTGCATTGATCCAATCAGATAAAGTTGTATATTTCAAATTTAAATCTTTAGCCATTTGTTTTCTGTCTACGTTTTTCAACTTCATTTGTCTAATTATATTATTCGCCATCACTTCTTTGTTCCCCAACATTTTAATCAATTCCCTTCATATAATGTCTTTTATTCTTTATACGTTAATTATACGCTTTTTCCGTATTGAATACAAGTTAATAAAAAAAAATATGTTAAAACCGTTGACATTACGGATAAACCGTTATATGATGTAATCAAGCCTTACGGAAAGGAGGTAAAAAAATGCAAGAGACACAAGTAAGAAATGAACCTTACACTCTTAAAATGCTTCGTGCTAAATATGATTTAACACAAAAACAAGCAGGAGAGCGCGTGGGTGTATCAGCTGACGTTTGGCATAATTGGGAGAAAGGAAAATCATTCCCTAATATTCCACAACTTCAAAGAATCGAGCAAGAATTTAACGTCACTTATAATGACATTATTTTTTTGGTCAACAATAACGGTTAAACCGTAATAGGAGGATAGCACATGAAAGTCACATGCTATGACAAAGATGGAAACGTAATCGATCCAGCACAAGTGAAAGTACCTAAAGAAATTAAGGAGCAGATAAGAAGAATATTCAATGGGAGGTAACAGTATGAAACTAATCATAGCAACTACAACTGTACTACTCGCTATAAACTACATCATCACATTAGTAAGCGACCACCTCGCACCACTCGAAAAAATCGGACTATTCATCGCATTATCATGTGCAGCATTACTACTCGTAATCAATAGTGAATTCGTTGAAAGCGATAAATAAGATTAGTCACATTATCGTTCTAACGTACCGTAGAGGCGAAGTAAAGAAGTTTAAGAGGGATTTATCCTTCTATACGAAAGATGACGATATACGAGTGCTGCACAGCAAATTCGATGATACAGGTGGCGTGATTAAGTTTCAATATGTGAGGTGAGATGATGATACCGGATAACGAAATGATGCGAGACGTGATGGAAGAAATATATTATTCGTACGAAGATGACGAGAGTTATGTAGTAGTTGAGCGAGAAGAAGATGAAGAGGAGGAGGAGTAAATGGTCAAGTCAATATTCCTGCAAGATGGCGAAGAGATATTCGTTGATGATGAGGATTATGAAAGAGTTAATCAGCATACGTGGTGTAAAAGTTATGTAGGAAACCATAGGATAATAGTGGCATTTGTAGAAGACAAAAACAGATCGCTACAAACCTTTATAGAAAAAGGTAGTTTCCAACAAATAAAAAAACAATGACTTTACTAGAAAAAACTTAACGACTAAAGGTAATAGACATCGTTGGTCGAAAGCAACACCAAACAGTTCTTCAAAATATAAAGGGGTCATTTGGGATAAAACGAAAGGGAAATGGCGAGCGAACATCAATTTAGATGGTACATGTAAATTTTTAGGTCGTTACCTAAGTGAAGATGAGGCAGCAAAAGCTTATAATCAAGCAGTTTTGGAATATTGGAACGGCGAAGGTTACATGAATATAATTGGCGAGGATAATAGAGCCCTTGTAAAGGGTTATAAACCTTTTGAAGTGCAAAAAAGAAAAAGGGTTGGGAAATCGAATTTTAGAGGAGTAACAATAGATAGTGGATGTATAAAAAGTCAAATGAGGTATAAAGGACGATTCCTCCATTTAGGCACTTTCCCTACAAAAAATCACGCAGCGCTCACTTATAACAAATGCGCAACCTACCTATACGGCGACAATGCAATCCTGAATGACGTACCAATGACAGACGAATTCAAAGCGTTTATCGAGAATTGGGAGATACCAAAGAAAATTTTAGACCTAAAAAAATAACACATACAGTTAAGTATGTGCGTAATAGAAACTAGACAAGTCTATTATAGCATGTTCTTCGACTGTAGGAAATGGAGAAATTATGGAAGCTATTGAATTTTGCAAATCAGATTTTCTATACATGTTAAATGAATTGAATAAGTACGCTATTGAGAACGATGTGGAACGTGTGTGGATAAACAACAACACTATATATGGATGGATAGTTTTAACACATTTTAGCGATTCTTACGAATGTGGAAACAGAGATATTCATATATCACTTGAACGTGACAGTCACGAATCAGCGTATGAAAAGTATGAACGCATGATGTCAATTATGAAAGATGGTGCGCTGATATGATGAACAACAACTTACTATTCAATGAAGTATCAGAAGCTATCGAACGTATTATCGCTACGAATATTCAAGCTAAAGCGAGTTTTACGATTGAAGATGGTATGAGAACAATAGAATTCAAACATATCGACGAAAGGTATGCAGAAGGTCATAGAAGTATCTATTTATTCGACTTTCAGTGCAATCACGAATTGAGAGCCTGGCACTATCAGTTAGACAAAGTATTTGAGGGAGGACTGCTAGATGAGTAACTTATTTGATCTAAACACAAGTGAACTTGAAATTTTAGAAATGTTAGAGAACGAAGAGCTAAGTTTCGAAGACGTAAAAGATACGTTAGATGCAATCAAAGATGAAAAATATCGCAAGTATGACTTTATGCAGAAGATGATTCTATCGCTCAAAGGTGATGTGAACACACTGAAAGAACGTGAAACTGCATTAAACAAAAGACGTAAGTCTTATGAGAATAAAATCAAGTCATTACAGCATTATATGTTAGATGCAATGAAGTTCAAAGGTGAAGAAAAATTTAAGACAGAAGAATTTACTTACTTCATCAGAAGAACGAAGTCCACACATATTGAAGATGAAACTTTGTTACCTGAACAATACTTGATACCTCAACAACCTAAAGTGGATAAACGATTTATTGCAGAAGATATTAAAAATGGTATCGAAGTACCTGGTGCAACGGTTGTCGAGAATGAAAGTTTGGGGGTGAGGTAGATGCAATTAAAAAAAGCTATTGATATTACACATGAACAGTCCACATTCTTGATTTATGCGAATCCTGGTGTCGGTAAAACGACATCACTGAAATTTATACCAGGTAAAAAATTAGTTGTCGATATCGATAAGTCTTCAAACGTTTTAAAAGGTGAAGAAAATATCGACATCATAGAGATTGACACATACTCGATTTGGAAAGATTGGTTTGAAGTTACGAAATGGATTTCAGAAAACAAAGATAACTACGATGTCATCATCATCGACAACATCACTGAATTATTTCGTTCGGTACTTACTCAGTTAGGTCGTGAAGGTAAAAATAATCGAGTGCCTGGTATGGATAGTTATCAACGTGCAGATTTTGTATTAATGGATAGCTTTAGATATCTAAAGGCGCAAAATAAAACATTAGTTTTTACATCATGGGAAATTACTGATCAATGGCATACAGAAGATGGTCAAATGTACAACAGAGCGATGCCAGAGATTAGAAAAAGTATTACGAACAACTTCATGGGTTTATGTGATGTAGTTGCTCGATTAGTAGTAAAGACGAAAGAAGATGGCACAACAGAACGTGGATTCGTATTACAACCATCTAAGAGTATTTACGCTAAGAACCGTTTAAGCGATATGAAAGGTTGTAAAGTAGAAGATTTATTTAAAGTGACGGTAGGTGGTGAGTAGTGACATTCACACTTCATGATTACCAACTTGAAATTGTTAATAAAGCACGTAAAGAAATTGCTAAAGGTAATAAAGGTGTACTCATTCAAAGCCCACCGGGGTCAGGTAAGTCAGTTATTATCGCTGAAGTTATTAAGAATGCTACTCAGCGTAAGAATGAAGTGTTATTCCTGGTACATCGTAAAGAACTAGCAGAACAGATAGAAGGAACACTCAGATTTCATGGTGCTGATATGAACCACGTTCAAATTTTAACAGTAATCAAAGCAGTGAATCGTTTATCAGTTATGAAATATCCCCGAATTATAGTGACTGATGAGTCTCATCATAGCAAGGCAGTCACTTATAAGAAGATTTACGATTACTTCAGCGATTCGATACATCTCGGTTTTACAGCTACACCATGGCGAATGAGTGGAGAAGGGTTTACTGATCAATACGATAGTGCGATATTCGGACATTCGGTTGATTGGTTAATCAATAACAAGAAGCTAGCACCATTCAAATATTTATCAGTTAAGTTGATTGATGACAAGAAATTGAAAAAGAGTGGCACTGACTATTCTAGTAAATCAATCGACGATGCGTTCGAAAAAGGTATTTATGGCGATGTTGTTGAAAATTACATCAAGCATGCGAACGGTCAAAGAGCAATTCTGTACGCACATAAAGTCGAAGCAAGTCAAGAGTTTGCAGATGAATTTAATTCTAAAGGGATTAAAGCAGTACATGCAGATGCGAAGACTGCTAAAGGAGAGCGTGAAAAAATCATGCAGGACTTTAGAGACGGAACGATTCAGATTCTATGCAACGTTGATTTAATTTCAGAGGGTTTTGATGTACCTGACTGCACATGTGTGATTATGGCAAGACCAACACAGTCACTCGTACTTTATATGCAGCAGTCCATGCGTTCGATGAGATATAAACCTGATAAACTCGCAACAATCATCGACCATGTAGGAAATTACGCAAGGTTCGGACTTCCTAACCAACAGCATGATTGGGAGCGATACTTTAACGGTGGATGGAAGAAGAAAAGAGGGCAAATCATCGATGACGATGCACCTAAACTGAAAGACTGTGAGAATTGTTTTGCGATATTCGACAGTAAAGAGCATGGTCGTACCTGCCCACATTGTGGATATGAACAACCATTATCAGAAAGCGAACTTGAACAAATTCAAGCAGAATTACAAGTGATTGAACCATTCCAAATTGATTACACATTAATCAATTATGCAAGTAAAGATAAATCAGAACTAGAAACACTCGAAGATCATTACCTCTTTGCGAAAGCGAAGAACATGAAAGAATCGTGGATAAAATTCGCTTACATGCCAGCAAAAAGTTGGTCGTGGCCTCAATTTTATTCAGAGTTAAAACCACTAAAACAAAAATACAACTATTAAAGGAGATTATATATTATGACATTATTTACAACTAACTATTCAGAGGTTCAAGAAAACACAGGATACACACCACTTCCACAAGGTGAATATGAAATGGTAATCAAATCAGTTAAAGAGAACGTTACGCAAAAAGGAAGCGAATCAATGCAGTTCGATTTAGTCGTACGTAACGATTTGAAAGCAGTACCTGCACTAGCAGAAACAAACGGTAAATATGCAGACAGACACGTATTCCATGATGAGTGGAAGCGTAATAAGCCTGATGGATATAAATACGAGCAAAACAACTTCATGTACTACTTAAAAGCAGCAGGAGTACCAGAAGGGACACCAATTAATTCATTACAAGATTTATTCAATCTATTAATCGGAAAACCGGTAAGAGTGTACGTTAAGAAAGAATCTAACACTTACAATGGCGAAGTAACAGAACGTAATACATGTGCGCCATGGAGCTTCAAAGAGAGTGAATACAAAGAAGTAAATCATGTTTACAAAGAGAAAAACAATGCAGTACCACAAACAACTAACACTACTGAAGAAATCGACTACGGATTCTAAGTGATTAAATATGATAATTTCCCTGAAGAACTTACCAAGATAGATAACTGGTGTGTTTGGAAATACGAAAAGCGTAACAATCAAAAACCAACTAAAGTACCATATAACGCACATACAGGACAACGTGCAAAGTCTAACGATAGCAGTACATGGTCAAGTTTTGAGAGTGCGCTTTACGTATACAACATGGGCGATGCTGACGGAATAGGGTTCTTTTTTCAAGAACCCTATGTTGGTATCGATATAGATGATGCAGCTGATGATGTTCACAGATTTAAAGCAGGAGATCATAACGACAACATCGTAAGTGAATTTCATGAAGCATTTAAAAGCTACACCGAAATAAGTCCTAGTGGTACAGGCATTCATATCATCATCAAAGGTAAGATACCAGGAGACAGAAGACGTAAAAAGAATGTAGAGATGTATGAAAATGGTCGATTTTTTACAATGACAGGTAAATCGTTAGAAAAATATAAAGAAGTCTCGAATGTATCAGAGAAGATATTTAAAGTCATCTACGATAAATATCTAAAAAGTAACGTGACAAAATTGCCTACAAAGCATAATGATTTTTCTTTCCACGAACTGAATGAATCAGATGTCATCGATGCGATTCTGAATTCAAAGCAAGCAGCTTTATTCAGTGATTTAATGAGTGGAAACTGGCACAAATATTATTCAAGTCAATCAGAAGCTGATATTGCACTATGCAATATACTCGCATTCTGGTGTGCTAAAGACTTCACTCAAATGGATAGTCTATTCAGACAATCAGGGCTTTACAGAGATAAATGGGATGAGAAACGTAAAGATTCGACTTATGGAGAACAGACGTTATTCAAAGCAATCAACGATACAGCAGAAGTATTTACACCTAGCAATAAAGAGAAACCTCTAGCTTATGCATTGAATTTTCTTAATGATACGAAAGAAGAGAAGAAAGAACTACCTGCAAGAAGTTGGGATGATACAGGAAATGCAGACAGATTCATAGACCGTTATGGCGATTTATACAAGTACAGTTATACAAAGAAGAATTTCTATGTATATGACGGTACGAAATGGCGAGAAGATACGACAGGTGCTATCAGAACGCTAATCGATGAGATGGTGAATGATTTAAAGAGTGAAAAACTTGTATTCGATCCAAACGAAATCTCAGAAGAAGATGCAGTAAAAGAATTTGCTAAATTCATCAAGAAGTCACGTAATACGACAGCTAAGAAAAATATTGTAGATGAATTAAAACACAGAAGGCCTATAGAACAGACAGATTTTGATAAGGATGACATGCTGATTAACTTACTTGACGGTTATATCAATCTTGCAAGCAGTGAGTTTAATGAACATGACATTAAGAAAATGTTCAGCTTACAGGCGAATACGGATTATTCAGACAAGATGGAACCGGTAATTTGGAAGCAATTCCTAGAAGATATATTCGCAGGAGACAAAGAAGTTATACGTTTCATTCAAAAATCACTAGGCTACTCACTTACAGGAAGTATCAGAGAACAAATAATGTTCATACTGCATGGTAAAGGACGTAATGGTAAATCAATTTTCACTGAAACGATAAGCGAGATATTAGGTACTTACGCAAGTAACATTCAAGCCGATTCACTGATGGTCAAACAGAATAAAGGTGCAGCAAATTCAGATATCGCACGACTAACGAATGTTCGATTTGTAACATCTTCAGAGCCTAACGAAGGGTTCAGATTCGATGAAGGACTTGTTAAACAGCTGACAGGTGGAGACAAGATTACTGCACGATTCCTATATGGTACAGAATTCGAGTTTACGCCTAACTTTAAGATTTGGATAAGTACGAACCATAAACCGATTATCAGAGGTACAGATGACGGTATATGGCGAAGAATGGTATTAATCCCGTTCAATGTACAAATACCTGATCATAAGGTTGATAAAGATTTGAAATTCAAATTATTAAGAGAAGCACCAGGCATATTAAATTGGATGGTCGAAGGTGCGTATATGTGGATGAAAGAAGGACTACAGATACCCGAAAGCATTCAAGAAGCAGGCAGAGAGTATAGAACAGAAATGGATGTACTCGAACATTTCATCGAAGATACATGTATTAGAAATGATGAATACGAAGAAAGTGCGAAAGATTTATTCGAAGCGTATAAAACTTGGGCTGAAGATTCTGGAGAGTACAAGATGAACAAGAATCAATTCGGCAAGAAGATGAAAGAGAAATTTAAGCATAAACGTAAAGAAAATGGAATAAGGTATTACGGAATTGAACTGAAAAAGAGTTATCCAGGAATAAAAGGAATCATGTAGACATGTATACCCATCATGTATACCTAGAAAATCACTCAAACCGTTGGTATATAAGGCTTTATATTACTTTTTTATATATCCTGTATACCTATATAAATAAAAGTATGTAATAGAAATATAAGCATATATAAAGAGAGTAAGAAAAGATTTTTGAGAAGGTATACATGGTGTGCATTTTATCGCTTGAAATATTGATACGACAATGTTTGTAAGTGATTTTAGGTCTACATGTCAAGTCTACATGGAGGTAATTATGAATAAAGAATCGATTATCCAAAACAACATTATCTTAGAACTCAATAATCGTGGACATCGATTATTTAGATCGAATGCAGGGCGAATTAAAACGGAACAGGGGATATGGATTAAATTATTTCCGAAAGGATTCCCTGACACCTGTGGATGGCATAAGGACACAGGGAGATTTATAGCGATTGAAGTCAAGACGGAAACAGGAAGACTAAGCGAAGAACAGAAACGTTTTGCAAAGTTTGCAGAAACGCAGCCGATTATATATGGAGTAGCAAGAAGTGTGGAAGATGCACTTGAAATTATTGAGAAAGGATAGATTGAGATGAAACCTAAAACAGCAGTACGAATTTATTATGATGAGAATAAACATAGAGCGGCTGTTTCGCTCGATACTTATAAAGTGAGAATTTCAAGAGATGGTATGACTTTTGAAGAGGCGCTTACGACACCACCCAAAAAGGACTAATAAGGTTACTGATGAATATAAGAGGTGGAGTAATATCGCAGTCGAAAATGGAATCAATAAAGCGTATTTTTGGCAGAGAGTTAAAGAGTACGGTTGGTCGTTTGAACGTGCAGCGACTGACCCTGTAAGAAATTATGTAAAAAAGCATGCAGAAAAAGAAGATGAAGATATGGCTATCGAAAAAGATTCGGACAGAGCAGTTAAGAAAATGATTATCAGATTATTAAACGCAGGCGAACCTGTACCAAAGAAATATGAAAAAAGATTCCCTGAGTTATTTGAAAACAGAATATAAGGAGTGGTTGAGATGAGTGAGTATACACTTAGCAATCATGCGTTCCAAAGATTTTGGGAACGTGTACAACATGGCGTAAGCAAAAAGAAAGCGACTGAATGGGTCGAGAACGCAATTAAGAAAGGCGTAGAGTGTGAAGAAAGAGAAGGTAAGAGACGTTTTAGATTCGAAAATTACATGATTTCAGTTAGTAAAGATGATAACACGATAGTGACTATTTACAACGTTAATGTATTTAACAATAAAGAGTTAAGCAATGAGATACACAAAATGATCGTATCTAAAGTTAATAGAGAATTAAAGAAGTTGCACAAAGAAAAAAGAAAACAACTTATACATTTTCATGAATCAAACATTAAATATCTCAAAGTAAATAATCCTGAAACGAAAGCTATCATTAACGAGGATATTAAACAGTTAAACAATTTTCTTGTGAATATTGACGACAATATCGAAGCAATCAAGAAGACAGCGAAGAAATACCATGTGAATGAAGATAAATTATATCTAATGGAATAGGAGTGGTTGAGATGACATACAGAAATAAACGTATCAACAGACACGTACATGCACGTAAACCTGTGAACAGTGAGTTTGAAGAGAGACCTCAACCTATAACGATTACTAAACGTGCTGAATTGAAAGAGTTCAAGTTTGGTAAGTACCCGAATAAGTTACTCGAGATGATGTTTAAGGGGTGGTAACCATGTATGGACTACTGAATCGCATTAAACTACTCGATGATAAAGAACGGTTCGCAACAACGGTCATTCCGTTAAAGAATGGCATGTATAAAATATTGGAGCGTACAGAGTTCTATCGTGTACGCTATCCGGCAACGATAACGAATAGTGAGGGAGTTACAGCATACTGTGAAGAATATGGCTTACACAGAGCAGATATGAAGCAACTAGCACTATTCGAGTAAGGAGTGAATCACATGATCATCTACTTAAAAGAATCAGAATGGACGAGACTGTTCAACCACTACATGAACAAAGGGTGGCAGACAGATAAACGAGATAAACGGAACGGTAATATCTATTATTCACTCATAGATGACACGTACAGAGCAATTGATGTGTCAGGCGAGGTTTATGTAGAGGAGTTCAATAATGCTCAGGAAATGCACGCACATTACGATGAGAGGGTGCATGAGTAGGTTACTATATTTGATTACTAGGAGGAGAAATTATGATTAGTACGCAACGCATTTACAAGATTAAAAAAGAAGATTTTTATGGTGTATTTCAGAAGGCTTATTTTAATCCAGCAACAACAGTAGAACAACACCCAGTCGCAGTAATTAAGTATGACGACAGATTAATAGAATGTTATCCAGCACAAGTTGAATTCGAGGAAGAGTGATCCAAATGTACGAAGATACGTTATACGGTGGTTTCTACACAGTAACAGGCAAGAATAAACGATACATTTTCATCGCTGGCACAGATGAGAAGGATAATGTTGTGACAGGGAGAGTGCCTAAAGTGGAGTTTTATAAGTGGTATAAGAGAGTGGAGTAAGTTACAAGGAGGAAATGAGAGATGGAAATTAAATCAACAATTAGTGCAGAGCAATTAACAGAGGGAATCGTTTTTCATGGTGAAACAAGCGCAGATATGAGAGTTGTAGAACGTATCAATGAGTTGGACGATATATTGTGGGAAGTGTGTGTTGACTTAGATAATTTGAGAATTGATTTAATTAATAGACATGAAGCGTCAGCTAAAGACATTCTTATAGCTATTGATAATTTACAAAGAAATATTAAAAGAACACTACCTTGTTTAGATTAACTGAAAGGAGAGAGGGATTGTGGAAGTAACAGAAGTAACTATTAAGCTAACTTATGCACGAGATAACGAAGGATTTGTTAAAGATATAAATATTATCAGTAATAAAGAACTAACTAAGTTAGAACGAATAATATTGCAACAATCATTTAGAGAACCTATGAAACTCAAAAAGGAGAATGAGGGATGAGAAAACGTAAAACAGCTCATGTCAATATTCCACCATTTTTAATTGACGGTTCTAACCGTTTAGAGAATTTCGTTTTGAATAACATAAACATATATAAAAAACTAGGTTATCGAGATATATGGTTTAACGTAATGATTATTTATAACCAGGATTTAGAGGAAGTACTGCGAATCAATGGTATTCGTTCGTATGGCATGATGTTTGATGGTTCATTCCATCATTCGAAGGTGTTTTTAAATCCAACGTGGATAGATAAAATTAGATGCAGACTAACTCACACAAAAACAGAGTAAAACGGAGTAATGAAGACTAACTCACGAAAGGAGAATGACGAATGATTAAAGTAGGGGATTATATCAAGCATAAAGACAACGGAATGATTTATAAAGTTGTTGGCAGTAGCGAGAAGTTGTTGCATATCACAGATTTTAAGCAAACGTGGCAACACGTTGGCGTTGATGTAGCTACAAACAATTATATCGTCGTAGACTACAAACAACTCTACGAACAACAAAAACAACGTGCTGATGAACTTGAAAAGCGATGGAAAAAATTAAAGGAACATTTCATCAAAGAAAAAGAACAGTCTTTCGGCATATTAAGTTGGTCAAGAAATAATGGAGTGTTAGAACTTATAGAGAGATTAGAGGAGAACAACAATGCGTGATCCAAATAAAATTCTACACGACTTCGAAACTACTTTGAAACAACAGAACGTGATAGGGATTGCAGAATATGGTTAATCCCTATCACGTTCAACATTATCAGCAAGTGAACTACTCGACTATGAACTAGATGAGCTGGTAGATAGTATTCAATACAACAGAGTAGCAAAGCAACGCACATTACAAGCAGTCGCATTGTTAAAGCAGGATACACCTGATGTACTTGGTGCGATTAAATTATTGGAGGGGTAGGATATGAAATTACAATACGTATACGATGTAGTACCTGTAATGATTTGGACGAAGAAAGGTAGACGATACGAAGCAGAGATAAAGAGCGTGACAAGTAAAGAGGGTGCTGAGTTATATGTAAAGTATATCAACAATGATGATACAGATAGATATGCAGAGGTTATGAAGTCAGAGGAAGTATTCAGAGTGGAGGGGTTAGAAAATGATACCGAAGTTTAGAGCGTGGGATAAGGAAGACGAAAGTTGGATTGATATAAAATCTTTAGGGATGATGGAGGGAGAAATAACGACATTAGAAGAGTGGGATGATGATTTACCTTATTTTATAGAAGACTTGGGGAAAACATGGGAACTCATGCAAGCAACAGGCTTACATGACGTGAATGGTAAGGAGATTTTTGAGGGGGATATAGTGCAGTGTTGGTACGAAAAAGGGTTTGTTGTAATGCGTCAAGGAAGTTGGTTTATTGAAACTGATAAAGAATACTTAGGTGCGTTATATGAATATTCAGATGAAGCAAGAGTGATCGGCAACATTCACGAGCATAATCACTTATTAGATGATGGAGGACAGTAACAATGAACATCAACGAAATTATACCAAACAACTATAGCGTGCCTGTAATTATGAATAGTGAAGGAGTAATGACACCTATGTTATATATGGATGAATTAAACATCAAACTACTATCAGATAACGCAACACTACCAACTCGTAGCACACCCACAGACAGTGGATTAGACTTATATGCTAGTGAGGATATCATTATCAAGCCAGGCAAGACATTAATCATTCCAACTGATATTGCCATCGAGTTGCCATTAGGATACGAGGCGCAGGTTAGACCTCGTTCGGGAATGTCAGTTAAGACGAAGTTGCGAGTGGTATTAGGAACGATAGACCATACGTATCATGACAGAATCGGAATCATCGCAGATAACATTGGCACACAGCCTTATGAAGTGAAGAAGGGAGACAGGGTAGCGCAGTTAGTGATTGCGCCTGTCGTATATCCTACAGCAAGAGAAGTGAAGGAGTTTAGTTATGAATCAGATAGAGGTGGATTCGGGTCCACAGGAAAGTAAAGACATACTCGAACGTGTAAGAGAATTATTAGGGAGGTAGCGAATGCGAAAGTCAACGATCAATTACTTAGAATCAGAGTTTTAAATTCGCTCAAACCCTTACAGGACAAGGGTTTTATGGTATAATAGTGATAAGGATAGGAGATGATTATCAGTGGAAAATAAATATAAAATTGCATTCGAATTAGTAGAAGATACATTAATTAATTTTAAAGAAGACAAACGAAAAGCAACTGAGGATTATGATAATCATTTTGAAAATTTAAATGCAACACTCCTAGCAAAATATAAAAAGCTTGAGTACTTAGAACAAATAGAAAATGAACTGAATAATATCATTAATTTAGTGCAACCTGAATTTAAGAAGTTAATAGAGTTGATATATATAAAAGGTATTGATTTCAAAAACGTTTCAGAAGAGTTAGGTGTAAGTACAAAAAAATTGATGGACTACCATAAAATTATTGTTGATGAAATGGTAGGGAGATTAGGACTTGGAGAATCTAGGGTAGAGAAATACAAAAGAAACGAAAGGTATATCCCTACCAAAATAAAAGAAGAAGTGATCAATAGAGATAACGGAATATGCAAGAGATGTGGCAGTGGGGAAAATCTTCAATTTCATCATCACATAAGATTTTCTGAAGGTGGTAGACACGATGTTGATAACTTGATGCTATTATGTAATGTTTGCCACACAGAAGAACACAAAGACGAACCTGCTTACTACATGATGAAATCACAATTGAGAGGTGTTAAACCTATATATGAATAAAGTATTAGAACTTAACAGATACGACATGAAAGTTATCGAAGGGTATATCACTAATATAGATAAGCTACGTTATAGACTGAAGGTGAGGAAGTTAGAACTATTAGACAATCCTATTATTGATAATCCTGGAGGAGGTAAGAGCAACCTTCCGGGAGACCCAGTAAATAGGGAAGTGACGCTATGCTTAACGGACGATTACTATAATAACCTCGAGAAGATAATTAGAGCGATAGAGAAAGTGTATAACGAATCAGACGATGACGTGAAGGAACTATGCAAGCTGAACTATTGGGAACCGAAGTTACATTTAGATACGTGGGAGAAGAAAGCGAAACACTTCTATACGAGTAAGACGACATTACTTCGAGTACGTGAGAGGTTTCTGAGAAGGATAGCAGAAGAGATGGATTACATCAATTCGGACTTTTAAAAGGTTACAGTCCTAGTGAATCAATAGTAATATAGTAGTATAGACGATTAGCAACAAGATATCAGGCATACATCTTATGATGTGTGTCTTTTTTATATTAAATTAAGTGATTAACGTGAAAGTTGGTGGTAAGTGAAGTGAAACTTACAGGGAAACAAGAACTATTTGTCAATGGATTGATTGAGGGTAAGTCGCAACGACAGGCTTATATCGATGCTGGGTATTCAACAGATGGAAAGACGGATAACTATATCGATAAAGAAGCAAGTCTACTATTCAAGAATCGTAAGGTTTTCGAAAGGTACAACGAATTACAGGCTCAACTCAAGGATAAGGCATTGTGGACGAGAGAGGAATCAATTAATGACCTCAAATGGATTAAAGAACAATCACGTAAGACAATTGAAGAATATGGCGAAGTCAAACATGCTCCTGCTACTGCTTACTTAGGTGCTATAACCGAACTGAACAAATTAGGTGTCCTTTATGATCTAGAGGTTGAGAAACTTAAATTACAGAATCGCAAACTCGAAAAAGATATTGATCGTGGCGATGAATCAACAACTGAAAATAACTTAGCTGATGCATTAATTAAGTTGGCAGGTGGTAACAGTGACGATTAATCAATTGCTGAATCCAAAACAACAAGAAGTGTGGAACTGCTTTATCGATGAGCAACCAAAGATATTAGTTGCATCTGGTGCTAAACGTGCTGGTAAGACTTACGTGTTCATACTACTATTCTTAATGCATATCGCTAAGTATAAAGATAAGGGTTTAAACTTCATTATCGGTGGTGCTACACAAGCAGCAATCAGACGTAACATACTCGATGATATGGAACTGATACTAGGTAAGGAACTTAAACTTGATAAAGCAAATGCAGTGAAGATATTTGGTAATAAAGTATATGTATTTGACGGTCAGAATTCAGATGCATGGAAGAAAGCAAGGGGTTTTACCGCAGCAGGTGCATTCTTAAACGAGGGAACAGCACTACATGATAAATTCGTTAAAGAAGTATTATCACGTTGCAGTTATAAAGGTGCTAAGGTGCTGATAGATACCAACCCTGAAAACCCTATGCATCCCGTTAAGACTGATTACATCGATAAAGATGGTCAACGTTTATCAAATGGCAAGTTAAACATCAAAGCGTTTCAATTTACGTTATTCGATAATACATTCTTAAATCAAGAATACATCGAGTCGATAGTAGCAAGTACACCGTCAGGAATGTTCACTGATCGTGATATTTATGGTAAATGGGTTGCAGCTCAAGGAGTTGTTTATCCCGACTTCAAGAAAGAAGTACACACGTTGTTTAAAGATGAGATTAAACAGATAAGTATGACTGAATACTTTTGCGGAGTTGACTGGGGTTTCGAACATCATGGCTCAATCGTGTTAATGGGAAAAAGTGAAGATGATAAATATTACTTGATTGAAGAACATGCACATCAGCATAAATTTATTGAAGATTGGATAGATATCGCAAACGGTATTAAAGAAAGGTTTGGAAACATTCCTTTTTACTGTGATACTGCACGTACTGAACATATCAGAGCGTTTGAGAACGCAGGTATTAACGCACATTACGCAGACAAGAATGTTCTTACAGGAATTGAAACAGTAGCGAAACTTATAGTTGAAAACAGATTATATATTAATCGTGATGCAAAACGATACTTAGAAGAGATTTATAACTATGTGTGGGACAGTAAAAGTGATAAGCCTGTCAAAGTATTTGATGATGTGCAGGATGCGGTAAGATATGCAATTTATACTCATACAAAAACAGGTAGCTTAAACGTATTAATGTAAAAGGAGGTAAAGCATGAGTGATGTAAGACTTTACTATGAAGAAGTATTAAGAGATATGAAAAGAGAAGTCGACGAATCAGAAGGTCAAACGATTAAGAAGTTAATCAATGATCATATGGCAGTTGCTAAAGTTCAAACGGTAGGCGAACGTTACTACAATGAACGGCACGACATTATCGACTTAGAACCTAAAAAGGATGCATACGGTAACATTGACGAAACGAAACCTGATTGGCGAATGGTTGCAAACTTCCATTCAAATCAAGTTGACCAGAAAGTCGGTTATCTGATTGCAGAGCCGATTAATTTTAAAGCAGACAAGCCTGTATTAGAGAAGATTGGTGAAGTATTAAACGATGAGTTCGATGACTTGATGAACGACTTACTGACTGCAGCATCAAATAAAGGTATTGAGTGGTTGCATGTTTACTATAACGAAGAAGGCGAACTTAAACTTATGCAAGTGCCTGCAGAACAGATTGTGCCTGTTTATGATGAACGTGGCAATTTAGAGTTAATCATCAGACATTATGCTTTAAATGATAAGAATAAAGCCGAAGTTTGGAGTCCTGAAGAAGTGAGCTATTGGCAAGAAAACGGTGGCGAATATATTCCTGATTATTATTACGGAGAATCGCACATAATGACACATTACAGTGGCGAAAGTTGGGGGCGTATACCTTTTATCCCATTTCGCAATAACTCTTACGAGAAGGGCGATATTTGGAAGTATAAGACACAGATTGATGCATTTAATAAACGACTGTCAGATATACAGAATACATTTGATGAATCAACTGAAATTATATTCGCTTTACGTGGTTTCCGTGGAGAAAATTTAGGCGAGTTTATGCGTAACTTAAAGCACTATAAAGCGATTAGCTTAGGTTCTGATGGTGGTATTGATACGCTATCTGTAAAGATACCTATTGAAGAAACGAAACAGTATTTAGACATGTTAAAGGATATGATCATCGACTTAGGTCGTGGTGTTGATTTTAACTCAAATAAATTCGGAAACAGTCCATCAGGTGTAGCACTGAAAATTCTTTACAGTGGCTTAGACATCAAAGCGAAACAATTAGAACGTAAAACTCGAGTAGCATTGAAAGAGTTATTGTGGTTCATCTTTAAAGCTAAAGGCATTGATGGAAATCATGAAGACATCGAAATGACGTTCAGATATAACAAACTAAAAAATGACCTGGAAGATGCACAAATCGCTGGCATGAGTAAAGGTATCATCTCAGATGAAACGATACTCGCCAACCATCCGTGGGTTGATGATATGCAAGGAGAGCAAGAACGACTACAGGCTCAAGAGTTATCACTTAATAGCAGACTACCCGAAATTAAAGTAGGTGGTATAGATGAACCAGGAACAGATTAGGCGAGAGATTGAAAGATTAATCGCTAAAGCTGAAAAAGAAATCGATAAAGTATGGAGTGAACGACTTCAAAAGATTATCACTGATTTATCCTTACTTTATGAAAAGTCTACTGATGAGAATGGTCATGTCGGATGGACTGAGATAAATAAATACAACCGACTCAACAAAGAGTTAGACTTAATCGCTAAAGAGATTACAGGAGATTATTCGAGGATTGCGCAGATTATCAAGAAAGCGCAGGAGAATGTCTATCTGCAGTCTTTTTTAATGTATAACTTTTTGTTTGAATACACCACGCAACAGGTACTAATCAAAGCATATCCACTAATTGAGAATGTACAGAAAGCACTTGAACAGCCTATTGAGTTTATTAAGTTAGCACCAACACTAGCAAAGCAAAGAGCAAAGGTACTTGAACGGATTCGGGTGGATATTTCGCAGTCTATCATGGCTGGCGATGGTTTTAACGCTATGGCTAAACGTTTACGTCAGAATATAGGTATGACAAGCGTACAGTCTAAACGTGTCGCACGTACAGAAGGTGGACGAGCATTAAGTCAAGCGTCATTAGACTGTGCTAAAAATGCAGAAGTACAAGGTGTCGATATGAAAAAGAGATGGACATCAACATTAGATAGTCGTACCAGATCATCACATAGAAGTTTAGACGGCGATTCAGTACCGATTGACTACGATTTTAAAATTAACGGTTGTGTCGGTCCTGGTCCTCGTTTATTAGTTGGTGTCAATTCTGCAAAGGAAAACATTAACTGTAGATGTACATTGATGTACTTGGTTGATGGTGTTGAACCACAAGTAAGACGAGCGAAAGATTCAGAAGGCAAGAAGGTAGTAATACCTTATATGTCATATAAAGAATATGAACGATGGTTGAAAGGTGGGCGAGTAGCGTGAGTAATGATATTAATAACTATACTGTGAATTTAGAAGTATCTATAGATATAGAAAAAATGATTGAGGTTTTAAAAGATAATGCAGATAAAATAATTACTGCAAAAATCAAAGAAGAGCCGAAATTAAGTGAAGAAGAACGTAAAAGAAAGATATTTCTTAAGCAAAGAGAAGATAAAAAAGCATGGCATAGAGCGATTAAAGAATATGAAAATTGTTTGAAGGGTGAGTGAGTATTATGAGTAAGATACTAAAATTCGTATCAGAAAGTAAGACGAGCAAACAAGAACTTATCGAACATATCGAAAATTTACTCGAATGGGCTAAGAATGATGATTTTGATAATGTTATGATTGCGACAAAATTGAAATCAGGCGAAGTTATGACAGGCTACTGTAACTTAGATATGGTTGATAAACAGTATTTAAACTCACATATCCAAGTCGATATTAATTACGAGACAGTAAGAGCGAATGTAGACAATTTAATAGAATGGGTGGAGGAATAAATATGGAAGAATCAGTTACATTAAAACTAGGAAGATATGCAGCACTTCGCGATAAGGCGATACGAGTTGATACATTAGAGAAAGAAAATGAACAACTCAAAGAAGAAAATAAATTGCTTAAAATGCAAAAATTAGATTTACCTGATGAAGTTGTATTTCACGATACGCCATACGGAAAAATTGTGATGATTAACGGAAAACAGATAAAACTAAAGATATGAGGGAGATACTTTAACCTCATTTGAATCATTTTAAACAAACAGTCCTAGACAAGACTTTAAAAGGTCTATTTATTATGACAATAAACATGAAGAAAGGTGGTCATCCTTATCTCACGATGGTGGTATTCCATCACTTGACAGGCATGTCGTTAAATATGCAACCCTGGTGGTACTTAATCCACCGTAATAAAAAAAGTAAAAGGAGAGTTCAAATATGAACAGAGAGTTTTTAAGGGGCTTAGGTGTTACAGAAGACATTATTCCAAATATTATAAATCAACATCACGATGCAATGCGTCCGTTAAAAGAAAAATTGGATAAAGCAGATGAGTTACAGGCTCAAGTTGATACACTAAATGCGGAATTAACGAATCGTGACACTCAACTCGAACAGCTGCAAGCTAAAGCGAAGGATAATGAGGAGTTAAATGTAGAACTCGAAAAGTATAAACAAATCAACGCTGATAAAGATAGCGAGATGCAGCAACTACAACTGAATAATGCAATTAAGGTTGAAGCGATGAAAGAAGGAATCGTAGATGCCGACGCTTTTCTCAAACTGGTGGATACTAGCAAAGTTAAGCGTAATGACGATGGCACGTTTGATGGGCTTACAGAACTGTTTACAGCTTCTAAAGAGTCAATGCCATATATGTATAATGTCGCTAAGCCAACGGGAATCACGCCGCCGAGAGGTGGACAATCACAAACAATGACAAAGGAAAAAATCATGTCAATCTCTAATGCCGAAGAAAGACATAAAGCGATTAAAGAGAACATGCATTTATTCCAATAAAAAGGAGAATAAAATATGAACAAAACAGATTTAGTATTAAAACTTAACATTCAACACTTCGCTACACAAACATTTCCTGAACCGAATTTACAAACAGTAGCTACTTTGGACAAATTCAAAGAGAAATCAATTGATTTCACATACCAATTTACTCAAGATTTTCAACGTTTTTCAGATGCTTTAGGACAAATTAGAAAGATGCCTGTAGCGAATGGTATGACTATCGAACTATACGGTAAACCTGAAGTCACTTTGGCAGATGGTAATGTTGCAGAAGGTGAATTAGTACCATTATCTAAAGTAGTTCCTACTGTAGCAACTACTAAGAAATTAACATTAAAAAAATACCGTAAATCAACTTCATTCGAAGCTATGCAGACTTACGGAGTAGGTCCAGCAATTGACATCACAGACCGTGCGATGATTGAAGAAGTACAAGAAGTTATTTTTGATGATCTATTTACTTTCGTTCAATCTGGACAATCTAAAACTAATCTAAATAGCAAGAATGGTTTACAAGGTGCTTTGGCTACTGCTTATGGTGCTTTGAAAACTGTATTTGGCAAAAAGATTTCTAAGCCTGTAGTATTTGCTAATCCTATGGATGTTGCACAAGCTATTGCTGATAAAACTGTAACTGTGGAAAATCGTTTCGGTTTAGATTACTTAGTTGATATTTCAGGAACTTTAGTAATCGAAACTAACGAAGTTAAAGCAGGTTCAATTTATGCAACTGCATCTCAAAATATTGTTATGGCATATATTCCATTAGGTAGCAACGAAGCTGGAGCAGAATTCGGATTAACTGCTGATGAAAGTGGATTAATCGGAATGAAACATTTCACTGTAGACGAAGCTGTAACTTATGACACGTTACTTTTATCAGGAGTACTTATTTTCCCTGAACGTTTAGACGGTGTCATCAAAGTACCAATCGCATCAGTTGGCGCATAATAAACTAAAGGAGTGATAGCTTTATGGCTAAAACGAAATTAACAGGTACGACTTTGACGTACTGGGAAGATTTAAAAGATGGCAATCGTCCGTACAATACGGGCGACCCATTCCCACACGAAGACGTTAAGTATGAAGTGACAGATGACCGTATGTATGAATTATCAAGTACAGAGAATAAGCGTGAACTGAAACTTATCGAACTTAATGAAGTTACAGAAGAGGTTGCAGAAGAAGTGGCTGAACCTGTAAACGAGTTCGAAGATAAGACGGTAGCTGAACTTAAAGCATTAGCGAAAGAAAAGAAATTAGAGGGGTACTCTAAACTCACGCGTGATGAACTTATTGAGTTGTTAAGTAAGTAGGTGATCATATGCAGCCTTTAGAAGTAAGAACGATAAATCAGTGGTCAGTTGATAAGTATGAAGATACGCAACTGGCTATTTTGATTGAGTTATATCGAGGTATCGCTCAAGACTACTGTAATGAAGTATTTTTAGACAGTTATGAACCTATGGGTGTGAAGAAGTTTATCGCTGATTCGATTAAACATTGTGAAAACAGCGGAATCGCATCACAAAGTATGGGTACAGTGAGTATTTCTTTCACTCAAGACTTACCTGAAACGCTTTATAAATCCATTGAGCCTTATAAGAAATTGAGGTGGTAGTATGTTCGATAGGTTCTATATACATGACATCATCATAGAACGCATTACAGGAACAACTAGAGATACTTCGACTTATCCTGTCAAAACAGTAAATCAAGTCGCTATGATACCTAAGAAAGCCTTTTTAGATACACCTTCAACCACAGATGTCGATAAATATCATCAACGCAATATTAAATTAACTCGATTCATGTACTACGATGCCGAAGCGTTCAACATCAAGAAAACGGACGTAATCATTTATAAGAATGAACGTTATGAAATTACAGGAGATGATGAGGACCAGGGAGGGCAAGGGAAGTACATGCGACTTCCTTTGAATAAGTTATGAAAAAGTTAGTTACAGCGTTAGAAGAATATAGCGACGAGATGGAAGAGTGGGCGAAAAAAGGAATACTAGGTACTGTCTTAACGATTCACAGTACTGCACGGGCTTTAGCGCCAGTTGATACAGGGTTTTTAAGAGAACTGATTAACTTCAAGATGACGGATGGTGGGCTTAAAGGAGTCGTTTCTGTTGGTGCAGATTATGCATTGTGGGTTGAATACGGGACAGGAATCTACGCAACAAAAGGTAGTCGTGCTAAAAAGATTCCATGGACGTTCAAGTCTATGGATGGCGATTGGGTTACGACTTTTGGTAGTCCACCTCAGCCATTTTGGGGACCTGCCATCGATGCAGGAGAAAAGTTTTTCAATGATTATTTCGGATAAGGACGTGGTTAAATGACAGATTGGATTAGCTCAGAACGTGAACTAATCAAGACGATAATGATTCACTTGAATAAAAGTCCTTTGTTAAGTGGGTTGAATAACCACATTTATGATAGGGCACAAGTGGATATTAACTCAAATACTTACGTAATTGTCGGTGAGACCAACGTCGTTGAACATGAGACGAGTAATACATTAGTTGAGACGATAGCAGTAACTGCACATGTTTATCATCACAATGATGCTAATCCTGATTTAACTGTCGATGAAACACGTCAATTCGTAGTAATGCTTAAAAGAGCGATGATGCAGTTAGAAGATGTCGAGTTAGATCATTACGTCATTACAGATGTACGTCTTGATAATCAACAGACGATTACAGATATTGATTATGTAACACAACATGGAATATTGAGAATTAAATACGATGTATTCCACAAAGTAAGATATTAAAAATTAAGGAGAGATGTAAATGTCTAATACAGATATGTTTATTTTAATGCAACCTGTAGATAATAAATTAGGAGATGCAGGTTTAGTATTCGCAGGACTTCAAGAAGGTTCTCATAAGTTCTCAAATGAAGTAAAGGAAAAAGCAGTTGGCGGTAAAATGGACCACGACTTTGGCGTGAGTTCAGAAGAAATTGGTATCACACTTGACCGCATCAAAGGTGACCCTGGTCAGGAACAGTTAATCAATGCATTCCGTAAGAAGAAAGAAGTAAAAGTATGGATTGGATATAAAGCGATTGTTAAAAATTCTGAAACACAAGCAGAAGAGCATGATGTTAATTTTGGATATACGATTCCTGAAGAAATTGAGGATAGCTTCGATGATGAAAGTGCTTCATTAGAAACAACTTTAAAAGTTAAAGTTGAAACAGTGCCTATGAAGTTACCGAAATTGCCTGATTCAGTACTTAATCCATCTTCTGCATCAATTGCAGTTACACCTGAAAAACCTGGTGAGTACACAGGACCATTATCAAGTCGCACTAAAACAGCATCAGCATAATTTAAGGGGGAGTAATCCCCTTTTTTATTTTGGCCAAAATAAAAACTATAAAACGAAATGAGGATATTAACATGACAGAAGCAATCAAAGTATTAACATTTGGACGTAAAGTAGACGAGAACGGTAACGTATCAGATTACGGTAAAGAGTTACAGGCACGTGGGACGTTCTGGTTTAATAAAGTAGGTAAAGAAAAGTATGAAGGTAAAGGCGATGAAGTAGACTTCTTCACAACTTTATACAACGGTTTAATCAACATGGATGAAACGAAATTAGTTGAGTTCTGGGTATGTGCGACTGCTTACTTACGCAACAATGCACCAACAGAGGAAGAAATCATGGAAGTATTGCAGAACGTAGCTGATGAAAAAGGAATGAAACCTTTATTCAAAGGTGCGCTAGAGGTATTAGAATACAGTGGTTTTTTCAAGGACAAAGTAGCACATTCTTGGGAGATGATGTTCAAAGGAGCGAAACTGGAAGCGAAGAAAGAAGCGAAGAAAGCAGAGACGGAAGAAGAGAAACAGGAAATCATCGAAGAAGCGATGGAACAGGTTCGCATGCTTCAAGAAATGAAAGACAGCTTACTCGAAGTGACTTCCCAAGCTTAGACGAGTTAGAAAGTGATGTCATTCGTTTATTCGGCTTTGTGGACTTGAACAGATTCTATGATTTGAGTCCACGTCAATGGCTGAATGTCGTAAATGGACACACTAAAAGTATTCTTGATCAGAAACGTATTAACGCTGAAGCAGGATATGTATTTGCTAAAGCGAACAACGGTGGAAAGCTAAACAGTTACTTAAAAGCTTTAGATGTTCAGGAAAGTAAAATCGGCAAGACTGATAAGGAACTTGAACAAGATAAAGCGTATAAGAAAGCAGTACATGAAAGACAGAGAGCAGACATGAGCCAGTGGTATAAGGCTGTGAATGGCTCAAATAATACAGAAGAGGAGGAACCAGATGAATAAGAATTTCGTTGCAGAAATTAATGCGAATGTTAACAGATTCATTTCAAATATTAACAGAGCGCAAGCAGCAGCAAATCGACTTCAAGATAAAGTAACAGTTGATGTCGATGCAGATACTGCAGCTGCAACTGCTCGGATTAGTAAATTCAGAGCAATGTTGAAATCTATTCCGAATAAATTCAGAGTTCGAAGTGATGTTGACACGTCAGCGAATGACAAAATTAAGATGTTCATGAACACGATAAGTAGAGCGTCAACTAAAGTTACTGAGTTTGGTAAGAATATCGGAACGTTACCTGCGTTGCTCGGCGCTATCGCTCCTGCTGCTATTCCAGTTTTAGCGAGTATCGTTCCTGCTATTATGGCAATTGGTAATGCTTTAGCTGTAGTTGGTGGAGGCGCGATAGGGTTAGCCGGAGCATTTGGTATTGCTGGAGTAGGCGCATTGGCATTTGGTGGTATGGCTATGAGGGCCTATCAGATGTTACAAGATGGAACAATTCAAGCGACTGCTCAGACACGAGCATTTCAGACAGCATTAGATAGTTTAAAGACGCAGTTTGATAACCTCGTAAGCGCTAATTCGGGCGCAATCTTCAAGACGATGACAAATGGTATTAATATCGCTAAAAATGCGCTCACAGGCTTAACTCCATTCATTACAGGGGTAGCGAACAGCATGGCACAATTAAGTGCCAAAGTCTCAAATTGGGTACAGTCGAGTACAGTGGCTCAAAACTTTTTTAACATGATGCGAACAACAGGAGTGTCGGTATTTGAAAACATCATGACTGCAGCAGGTAAATTTGGTAGTGGATTAATCAGCTTATTTACTCAATTCGGGCCATTATTTAGTTGGGTAGCACAAGGTTTAGCGAACATGGGTGGTCAGTTCGATGCGTGGAGTCAGAAAGTAAGTACATCTCAAGGAATACAGAACTTCATCAACTATACTAAAACGAACTTACCATTAATCGGGCAGATTTTCGGTAATACGTTTAAAGGTATCTTTAATTTATTCGCTGCCTTTGGAACAAACAGTCAAACGATATTTCAATCATTAGCTGATATGTCTGCAAGATTTGCAGCATGGAGTGCTACTGTCAGTCAATCTCAAGGATTTAAGCAGTTCATTGAATATGTACAGACTCAAGGTCCTGTTCTGATGTCAACGATTGGTTCTATCATTACAGCACTTGTAGCTTTTGGTACAGCAATGGCTCCTATAGGTGCTAAAGTATTGAGTTTAGTTAGTGCAGTAGCACAATGGGTTGCAGGTTTCGCAACAGCACATCCACAGATTACAGCAGTTGTTGGATCGATTATGTTATTTGGTGGGGCGATTATGAGAGCGATTAGTTTCGTTAGATTATTCCTTCAACCGATTATGCAATTAGGTGGATTTATTGTTCAGTTAGTAAGCAAATTCAATTTAGTAAAGAACGTAATCACTTTAGTAGGTGCAGCATTTACTTTATTAACTTCGCCGATTGGTATCGCAATTGCAGCAGTCGTTGCTATAGGTGCAGCAATATACTTGTTATGGACGAAGTGTGAAGCGTTTAGAAATGGAGTAACAATATTAGGCGCAGCGTTAATGACTTTAGGGCAAATTATCACGTCTGCGTTAGGTGCAGCATTCCAGGCAGTAATGGCTTGGATAGGTCAAGTTATCACAGGCATCGTAAGTTTTGGTTCGCAGTTACTATCATCTATGACAAACGCATGGAATATGGTTACTACTGCAATATCAACAGCGCTAAGCGTTGCGGTTAGCTTTGTATCATCAAGTTTCTCGAACATGTTATCAACAGCGAGTTCGATAATGAGTTCGATTCTTAGTGCAGCGTCGAGTATTTTCTCGAGTATCGTTTCTGCGATATCGAGCGCAATTAGTTCGGCAGTATCATTTGTAAGTTCAGGCTTTTCTAATATGCTTTCAGTTGCGTCATCTATCATGAGTTCGATTTTAAGCACAATCAGTTCGGTTTGGTCGAGTATTACATCGTTTATATCTTCTGCAATTAGCACAGTGATTTCAGTTGTTTCAAGTGGATTCAGTTCTATGCTTAGCACGATAGTGAGTTTTGGTTCAAGTATCGTATCTACGATTACATCGGCCATGTCGTCATTTGTCTCTGCGATTAGTTCGGGAGCATCACAAGCACTTTCTGCAATCACTACAATGGTATCTAATATCATTTCTGCTGTTACAGGTGCTGCAGGTCAGATGGTTAGTGCAGGGGCCGACTTAGTAAATGGTTTCATCAGTGGTATTCAAAGTATGGCAGGTGCAGCAGTAGCAGCTGCAGCCGATATGGCGAGTAATGCAGTAAACACTGTAAAATCTATGCTTAAAATCGGGTCACCATCTAAAGTATTTAAACAGATTGGTGCTTGGACTTCTCAAGGTTATGCGATAGGTATATCTAAAGCAGCACCACTTGTAAGAAAAGCGTCTGTGAAGATAGTTGATAACGTTGTTAAGCAGTTTGCTAAAATCAAGTCTGCAAGTAAGGATAAAGCGAAAGATGGTGTTAAATCGCTTTACAAGACTTTAGCAACAGCATCAGAAACAGCATCGAATAAGATGTCGAAGAATAATAAACGTATGATTTCAATTCAGAAACGTTTACGTGGAAAATTGAAACAGTCAACGCGTAAAACTTTAAATAAGCAGTTAGCGAATTTAAAGAAAGAGAATCGAGCATATGCAGTACAGAAAGCGGTCGTTAAATCGATGTCTAAGTCTTTTAGATCATCAGGTAATAAGATGATTAATATCGCGAGTATGCGTGAAAATCTCGCTAAACGTATTAAGTCAGCACAAGATAAACTTAAAGACGTTATCGGTAAGCGCGATGAGTTTAAAAAAGCGATAATGGACGATATTCGAGGTTATGCATCAATCACGAATACAGGACGCAAGTCATCGAACGGTATGATTAAAGTAATGCAGCAACGATTGAATGCAGCAAGACAGTATCAGAAGAATATCGGGTTGTTAAAAAAACGTGGCGTGAATAAATCAACATTAAGAGACATCTTAGATGCAGGTATCGAGAATGGTGGAGATATTGCAAAAGGTCTAGTAAAGGGTGGAAAGAATGCGATTAAGAGAGTTAATAGTATTCAGGCTCAAATCAACGCAGTATCAAGTAGGTTTGCTAATCAGAATGCAAATACATTCTATAAAAATGGTATTGATGTTGCTCGTGGTCTTGTGAACGGACTTAAATCACAAGATAAACAATTAGCAGCAGTTGCAGCGAAAATGGCAAATGTATTAACGTCTACGATGCGTAAGAAATTAGGAATTCACTCACCATCTCGAGTAATGATTGAGTTGATGCAATTTGTTGGTAAAGGACTTGTGAAAGGTCTGAATACTGCAAGCAGAATGGCAAGTATTGCAGCTGCATCTGTGAGTAAAGGTATTGAAAGTAATATCGCACCTGATATGCGACTAGCAGATATTAAAACTGCAGCAGATGTTAAGAATATCAGTGGCACGATTACTCAAGAGATGATTAATGCAGATGATAACGCTGGAAATCAACAAGTAATCAACATCTTCATGAATACTGATTTAGATGTCGTAGGACTTAAACATGAGATTGACAGAATCGATGGTACAGATGCTCACATCAACGTACTTAGTCAGGGGGCATATTAATGCGATCATTAGAATTAAAGCAAGGTAATAATGTTATAAATTTAGGCGAATTGGGGTTCTTCCTCACTTCGCCTTTAAAAATATCCACACCAGAATTAGTAACGGAGTTCAATAGGATTGACGGAATGGCGGGGCGTGTATTAAGCCATGCGAGCCATGAGAAAATCGTGATTGAAGCAGAGATTGAGTTTAACTTTAGCTTTGAAGCTCAATATCCGATGCTACGAGATAGAATACAGTCAATCGTATCAGGCACAGAACCTTTCTACATTAGAGAGATAGTACCTGAACACATTGAAATTAAACCTGAACTGCCAGGAGAAACGCAAGGGCCTATGAAGTTACCAAACATGCGATACGCAGATGGTAAACAATATTTAGTTATCGGTGCAGGGAGTACGTCTTTTGAGCAAGTAACCTTAACAGGTGCAGGGACGGTGACATTCGAAACTGCTAGACTTCCATATGCAGAAAGTATTGGGACATCAATGACCATTCAAAATAACGGTGTGATGTCCACAGATAATTTATGGAGTTTTGGTATGGGGTTACTAATGCAAGATAAAGACAGAGACACATGGAAGTATAAATATTCAAACGTACCAACGTTCAATATATTCAATCCTGGCCACGTTCCGATAAATGATTATAAGCAGTACTGCAAGATTAAACTGATCGCACGACAATCTGCATCATCTATTCGTTTAACTGATAGATATGGTAGAACGTTTATTATCACTCGAGCGATTAATAATGGCGATGTAATCGAAATCAATCAACCTTACGTGAAAGTGAACAGTGCGACAGCAATTCAAGATACTAACTATGTATTTCCATATATAGATAGTGGAAACAATACATTTAAAATAGAAGGAATTAGTGCATACGATATAGAATTCGATTTCAGATTCTATTATGGTGCACAAAATATAAGGAGCGTGAGAAGATAGATGAATTTAAAGAAGATATATCCTTATTTATCAGAACAGACATGTAATGATTTAGAGCATAACTTTAGCGTTATAGCAGGAGTATTAGATTTAATATTTGAAAGAACAAACGAGGAAAAGCTAACTACTGAGCAATTCGCAGAGCTAACTACTTTAATCTCCGGAATGATTAAAAAAGGTGAAGTGACCGTCAGAGACATCAATATAAATTTAGGTAAAATCGGATTATCTCATTTATCAGATGAGGTAATCAAGGCTATTGCAGGTACAGCGAATGTGAATGCAGTTCCTAGCGAAGCAAGTATTACTTCTAACAAATTAGCGTTTACTGTTCCGAAGAAAAACTTATTTAATCCTAATACCCTTACCAAAGGTGTAGTATTAAATACTGTTGACGGTACGCTAAAATCAGACGTTTCATATGCTAATGTGACAGACCATATATTAGTAGAACCTAACGAGTGGTATGCGATTAATAAGTATATCCCTAATATTTCTATTTATGATGGAACGGGCGCATTTATTAAAAGTGTTATACAAGCAACATCTAACTCTAATATTATCGAACAGATGCCATCAAATGCCAGAACAATCAAAGGAACAGTTTATAATGCAGGTCTAACAACAGCACAGGTTGAAAAAGGAAAAGTAGTAACACCTTATGAGCCTTATACAGCTTTAATAAAAAGCGATTACGTTGAAAAGACACCTTTAAAACAATCGGATATTCCAAAATTAAGTGTTGAGAAGTTAGATTTTGCTTATGTGGTTAGTAAAAACTTGATTGACGTAAAAAACGTGGTTGATAACGCACTTTTAAACGCGGAAGGTTTAACTACTACGGACAGTAGATTTCAGACGAGTCAGTTTTTTGATGTGTCGATGGCATCGACATTTACTGCTACTAATGTTTACATCGTGGCTTGGTCTGATGCGAAAGGAAATTATATATCGCAGGTCGTTTCTCCTCAAGTCGGAATCACAAAGCCTAGCAACGCAACGCAGGCAAGAGTATCTTATTATAAAACTAATGCTGCAACAGTACAGTTTGAAATTGGGAGTATAAGAACGTCTCACGACAACTACGCTAAAAAAATCAGTAGAGATTACCTAGATTTACCTAGCGGAAATGTAAGTGGTGGAGGAAGTTCTACAGGTTTAATTACAGGCTTCAATGTAACTGATATGGCTCAAGCAGAAGAAAGTGCAAGAAAATTAATTCCTAACGTTGACCAAGCTTTAAATATCCCAACATATGATGGTAGCAACTCTGCTACGCATCCATCTGTGCTTTATTTTAAAAATGGCTGGAATGGTTATAAGTTTTGGATGGCGATGACACCTTATCCAAATGCTAATAATAAATTTGAGAATCCGTCAATCGTAGCAAGTAACGATAACGTCACTTGGGATGAACCACCAACGAATCCAGTAAATCCAATCGCACCTTTAGCAGAAGGAGATAATTATAATAGTGATCCTTGTTTACTTATGAAAGGTAATACGATGGAGATGTGGTACAGGGTATCAAGACTTGCTACAGAAACAACATGGCATCCTCGTGAGTTCTATAGAATGACATCGACTGACGGAAAGAATTGGACACCTAAAGAACTGATGTTTACAGGTGCAACAGTCGAAGAAGAAATGTTGTCGCAGACAATAAGATATATCGATGGGAAATATAAGATGTGGTATGTATTAACTAAAAAACCTGAAATCCCTGTAATTAAATACACAGAAAGTATAGACGGGAAAACGTGGTCGCCACCAAGAAAACTTAACATAACGATGCCTGACCCTGCTTATACTTTCTGGCATGGCGATGTAATTGTAGATGATGATGGTTCGATTCAGATGATTATGATGTGTAAGTCGACTACGAAGCGTTGGTCAACATTCTATATGTATTCGCAGGACAACGTCAACTTCACAACACCTACATTAATCATTAAACCGTCTGTGCCTTTAGCGAACAAATGGGATAGCATGGACTTATACAGACCTGCTTTAGTAAAAGTTGAAGACGAGTATTATGTTTACTACACAACTCCTTATAAAATCGGATTAACTAAGGGTAAAACGTTGCTGACGTTGGGTGTATCGAATAATAAATTGGATACTTTCACAGACTTATACGAGGTTAAACGTTATATGGCTGGTATGAACAAATTTCTAGCAACTGATACTTTCGATAAGTATCCTCCAAATGCAATAACAGAACAGATGGTATGGTCTACAGAGGATAAAGGGTGGGCAGAACTATCAGGCACAGTAATTACGAGAAATGTATATCGTGAATACGATAAAGCACAGCAATTTTTCTACCCTTCATCGAAATCAGATTACTATTATATGCGAACAGGGCAATATGGTGGTAGTTGGTCACGTTGGATTAAATACACAGGAGCTACAATTTAGGGAGTGTGATAACTATTGCTCATCATCACAGATTTAAAGAATAACATTCACGCTTTACTTGCGAATAAGACGATTCGGGATGTGATACAATTTGCAAAAACTCATAGTTAAATCTTTAATAGAAACACATTACACAACACAAGCAATAATCGATCGTAACAGTAGAATAAACGGAGAGCGTGATATTACGCTCTCTTTTTTATTTAATGAAATCAATAGTGAGTTAATTAAAGACATTGAAAAGGATGTGATATAAATGACACTCAGAGCGATTGATCTAAATGGTATACCTCACATGATAGAAGGTACGACTACGTTAGACGAACAAATCAATAGCGACACAACGCTTACTGTCGAACTTTTCGATACACCAGTCAATAAGCCTGTAACTTCTAAGATTAGTGAGTCATGGCGCATTTCGGGTGTGAATGGTCCAGGCGATAATGTTGAGTATGTCGTTAAGCGAAAAGAAGTAAAGCCAGGGCGCAGAACTAAAGTATTAACTTTAAACTGCGTTCCTTATTTTATCGAATTATTAAATACAAGAAGACTATATAAAAATTATGAAGGTGAGTATGCTATTAAGGCTGTATTAGATACAGTCTTTAGCGACTTGCCTTTTTCTTATGATTTTAAAGAGACAGTCGATACTTCAAAATATATAGACAATTTTGGAAACGGACAAACTAAACTTGAAGTATTCAAGATGATTCTTGAAACATGGGAACTTGAATTCAAGATTGAGAATAATGTATTTAAGCTATCAAAGTATATCAACAGAAAGCCTGACTACTTTATCAGCGATGAAATCAACGCTTATAACGTTGTGCAAGAAGTTGATGGAACGAACTTCTATACTTACGCAAGAGGGTATGGAGATTTAGATAGTGATGATCCATTAGAGAGTGCGGGGATAATTGAGCCATACACACATCCGTTAGCTAACGTACCAATGATAGGAATTAAAGAAGGGCCACCTTTAAAACTTGAAGATGAGACGAACAGGGATAGATTAAAAGCTAAACTTAAAAAATATGTCGATGCATCGCTTAAAATTAGCATTACATGTGATTTCATCTCACTGCAAAAAGAATGGCCACAGGCAGTGCCTAAACTAGCTGATGAAGTAATGTTTAAAGCAAATAATATCGACTACAGTCAAGTTGTGAGATTGATTGCTATTTCAACTAAACGTAACCACAAAGGCGAGATATTAAGTCAGTCTGTTACGTTTGGCGATATGCCACTAGGCCGAAGACACAGAGTAAACGTTAATCATGCAGCACAATTTATAAATGACCTAAAAAACGGTAACAGAAAACTACCATCTTCCGTATTAGAGAAAGCGATACTCGATGCAAGTAGTTTGATATTAAATGCTCAAACAGAATTAGATTTTGGAAGTAGCTTAGGCATTGTCGCTCGCGATAAAACAGACGCTAACAATTTAGTGGTATTCAATAGTGGTGGTGTCGGTCTCAGTCGTAATGGCGGTAAGACGTTCGAAAATGCAATTACTGCTTTAGGAATAAATGCTACTGCGATTACTACAGGAGAATTGATAGGCTTGAACATCACTTCGCCTAACACAAAGAGTTACTTCCATGTAAATGGTGGGGATGCTGAATTCGTCGAGAGAGCGAGTGGTAGAAAAGTATCTATCTCGCCTTACGGAATATTCGGATATAACGAGAGTAGCAACGTTCTATTCAGAGCAGATAATACCCTCGTAACTTCTTCTGCTTTAGGTTCATCTGTGAGTAACGTTTACCTAGGGTGTGCAGCAGGTGCAGAAGGACGTGTCGTTAATATCAACGGTATTCCTGGTGATGGGGAGATTGGTAGCTACGCATACAGACCACTTCGAGCGTTAGCTTTTAAGTTCCCTTTAAATTCAAATGGCTACATTGGTATAGATGGTAATGAGTTGAGGATCATGTCAGATGGTTTAGTTGAAGGTGGTTACAAAAGCATTCGTGCTGACAAAGGATACTTCTCTACAGTTGATGCAAATAATGAAATCAGTGGTGCTCACTTCTATATCAGACCAAAGCCGGGAGGAGAGTTAAGAGCAACTTACAACAACGGTGGAGACACTTCTTATGCAAACTTCCGTTCAGATGGTATCTATGCACCATTTATAGATTACAACGGTCATATCAACGGTGGTCACTTATACTTACGTCCATCAAGTGGTAATGAAGTAAGATTCACAATGACAGGTACAACTGATAAATGGGCGAACATTAGTTTTAAAGAAATGAACGCTATGTCACATGAGAAGTTCAAACATGATATTGAAGAATGGGATTATGAAGTTCTTGATATATATAGAAATGAATTACAGTTGCACAAATATAAAGTAAAGCATGAAGACAATAAATTATACCATCATGGTGTCATACTTCGAGAAAACTCAAGTGAAGATAAATTCCCAATCGAGTGGCGAAATGGTGATGGATATAATGGTTCTGAAGTTATTTGGTGGCACGCTAAAGCTATTCAAGAATTAGCACATGAGAATACCGATTTAAAAAGCGAGAACGAATCATTAAAACAGCGTATGGATAAGTTGGAGGAACGTTTGAGCAATTTAGAGGAGCGTTTGAGTAATTTAGAGAACAAATAAGGGAGAGTGAAAAATGCAATTAGATCAGGGAGATTTAATGTTATGGTTTATCACTGTAGTTATACCTCTAGCTTTAACAGTTTTAGGTGTATATCAAAAGACGAGTAGTGATAAGCAGAAACATGAAGGTAGAATGGTTTTGATTGAAGCAGAAGTGAAAAGTAACAAAGAAGATATTACAGAATTAAAAACTGATTTCACTTCTTACAAAGCTGAAATATCAGAAGACATAAAAAAAATCGGAGAAGATTTAAAGTTGTTGCATACGTTAACAACTGAAAATAAACATATTTCAAAGACTTTAGAAAAAATAGAAAAGAAATTAAATATTTAAGAACATCTCGTTGAGGTGTTCTTTTTATATGGAGGTAAACAGATGAATAAAGAATTACAGTTAGCTTTAACACGTTTAGTCGTGCTATTAATCGCATTAATCAATTCAGCACTAGCGCATTATGGAAAACCATTAATTAAAACTGATGAAACATTTATATATCAAACGTTGAGTGACTTTTTCTTAATTGGATCGATTGCGTGGGGTTATTGGAGAAATAATAATATCACTCGTAATGCACAACAGGCACAAGAATTTAAGAATGTATTAGATGTAGAAAAAAACAACGAAAATATGGAGGAAAAATAATTATGACTAAAACATATAATCAGATGAGAGAACGTTTAAATTGGTACGTAGGGCGTAAGATTGACTTCGATGGCTATTACGGTATGCAGTGCATGGACTTGGCAGTAGACTTCGTTTATTGGGCTACAGGTATCAAAATGTGGGGAGATGCTAAAGATGCGCCTAATAACGATTTTAATGGCAAAGCTACAGTATATAGAAACACACCTGATTTTCAACAAGAGGTAGGAGACGTTGCAGTATTCACGAGAGGACGTTTCGACAATCAATACGGGCATATTGGCATCGTATACGATAAAGGTAATCTTAACGGATGTACTATCCTAGAGCAGAATTGGGACGGTATGGCGAATACAGGTGCAGCGTTACGTTGGGACGACTGCTCGGGTATCGGTTACTTCATCAGAATTAAATTCGATGGTACGAACGTTAAACAGACAGCAGCAGTCACTGTTAAACAAACAGCAGTTAATTCATCACCATTATTAAAAGTTGGTAGCATTCCACCTAAAAATCTTAAGTGGTCAACAGACGCTTACTACATGGCAACTATCGATAATTTAGGAGCAACGTCAGCACGTCGAACAGGTCCTGCAGGAAAATATAAATTCCACCTTAACAATTATAGTTACGGAGCAGGAGAGCAAGTCTATGTATTTGAAACAATCGATGGTTGGTGTCGTATCTATTGGAATAACCATAACGAGTGGATCTGGCATGAACGATTAAGAGTAAGAGAAATTTATAAGTAA